AAATCGCCTCCGGCCAAAATTGGCGCGGCGGAGGTTGCCGCCGGCGCAGGACTGTTTGGCGGCATGGGGCTGGGCCAGATCGCCGCCGGCTACTATGGCTATGAAGCAGCCAGAAAAATTGCCACCGGCGGCGTCGAGCGCCAGCACGCGCGGGTCTCGGCGCTGAACGCCGGCATGACGCCGGAAGAACTGCGCGTCGCCGAGCGAGCCTCCGTGGCCGCCACCCGCTACGCGCCAACCATGAGCGCCAGCGAGATCATGGAGCTGGTGCAGGACATTCGCTCCTCAGTCCAGGAAGAGAAGGATCTCTACCGCATCCTGCCGCAGGCGGCGCGCGCGGCCTCCATTCTGAAAGGCATGGGTTCGGGCGACGCCAATATCGGCGACATCGTCAAAGCCGGCGACACGCTTGGTTTGCTGACCGAGCCGAAGCGGTTCGAGAAGTTTCTCGCCGGACAGGTCAAATCCATGGCGGTACTCGGTCGGACGGTCACGACCGAACAGGTTTACGAGGCGGCTAAATATTCCAAATCCGCCGGCGCGACGCTGTCGGACCGGTTTTTGAACCTGACGCTGCCGGGTCTCATTCAGGAAATGCGCGGCTCCAGCGCCGGCGATACGCTCTCCATGCTGACCAAGACGCTGCGCGGCGGTCTGCAAAACCGGCACCTGTCGGTCCAGAAACTCGATCAGATGGGTTTGTTGGCCGAACCCGGCATGATCACGCGCAACAAGAGCGGCGACATCAAGGGCTACGCCGGCAAGCTTGTCGGCGATAATCTTCTCGCCTCCGACCCCGACAAATGGTTTCAGGAGATTTTTAAACCCGCTGCGGCCAAGATCGGTGTGCAAACCCAACCCGACATGGTGAAACTGCTCAGCGAAGTCCTGCCCTCGCGCGCCGCCAATCTTGGACGCATCCTGATGCAGCAGGAGCAATCGCTCAAGACGCAGGCCAAACTATTCGAGTCGACGCCCGACATGGATCGGATGATCGCCAATCAGCGATCCGATCCCAAGGCGTCCTGGAACGCGTTGAAGGCGGCGACGCTCGATCTTGGCGCGGCGGCGCTGGAGGCGGTCCCGGCTGCGCAGGCGCTTTCCGCGCTCGCCGACGGTCTGCGCGGCTTTGGCGCTGGTCTCGGCGAGGTGAAGAAATTCTTCGACGCGGCGTCGCAGGTCGAGGCGGAAAAGAAAAGCCTTGGTCAGAAAGCGACGGTGCTCGACGCGTGGCGGCGCTACAACACGCAGCCGATTGAAACCGGCGCGTCCTACCGCGAGGCATTCGCTGGATACCGCGGTCCGCCGAAACCCGTCTTTCAAACCATGCCCGGTGCAGGTCTGTCGCGGCGCGGGTGGGCGCAGGACGCCAACGCGACGCCCTTTGGCGTCACCGGCGGTATGGGCGGCGCAAACGCGCTGCCGGCCTTCGCGCAGATGACGGTCAGACCTTCCGTCGACACATCCGGCCTAGAGGCTGCGCGGCTGAAAGCCGATGAGGCGAAAAACGCCCTTCAGGGATTGAACGTCAGCGTCAAGCCGAACGTTAACTCCGGCTCCATCGACATCGCCATCGGCAAGGCGCAGCAGTTGCTCTCCCTCCTGAACTCGGTCGGCGCCGCCGCCAATTCCGCTGCCGCCGCAGCGGGCAGCGCCGCAAACGCAGCAGGTAGCGCGGCCGCAAAAATCAGCGCGCTCGGCAAAATCCAGCGCGGCAATTTCTCCTACGGCGGCGTGCAGGGAGAGTAATCGTTAGCGGCGCAACAACGCTTTCCGGTCGACCATGGTAGAAAGAACGCCGCTAACGACGCACGCGCACTAAATCATTTCCGGTGAAAGCGCAATCGATGGCGACACTCTACCAGCTCGGCGCAATCCAGTTTCAGGTCGCGCCCGTTAATATCAGCGAAGTCTCCCGCGAGACGGGATCCGACTTTGCCGCGAAGGATGTGATGGGCGCGCCGCGCCCCCGCGAATTTGTCGGCGAGGCAGATGAGCGGCTGACTTTCGCGGGAACCCTATTTCCGCGAAAGTTCGGCGGGCTCTCCGGCATCGACGCGTTACAATCAATTGCCCGCGCCGGGCAGCCGCAGATGCTGATGCGCGGGGACGGGGCGGTATTTGGCTGGTATGTGATCGAAAAGGTCACCGACAAACACAGCTATCTGGATGTCGCAGGCGTCGGCCGAATGATCGAATTCGAGATCGAACTGGTCAAATCGCCCAACGCCGCTTCCGCCGCCTCGATGATGTCGACGCTGATGAGCCTTTTCTCATGACCATCGTAACCCTTACAGTTGCAGCCGAGCGCACGACGCTCGACCTGTTGCTGTGGCAACGTTTCCGCCGCGAGGTTGCAGGTCTCGTCGAGGAAACGCTGAGGCGTAACCCCGGCCTCGCGCGGCTGGACGCAATACTGCCGGTCGGACTCTCTGTAAAAGTCGCCGTGCCGGATCCCGAACCGAAGAGCCGCAGCGCGGTTCCAGTGGTGACGCTCTATGACTGAGGCCGCTCGCCGCGCCATCTACACCGTTACAATCGACGGACAGGACGTCACCAGCAACTTCGAACCGCATCTGTTGTCACTACAGATCAAACTGACCGACGGCGGCCAGAGCGATACGCTCGATATTTCCCTTGATGATGCGGGCGGCAAAATCAGAATGCCGCGCGAGGGCGCAGAGATAGTAGCGACCCTTGCATGGAGCGATGGCGGCGGCGTAGTGACCTTTGAAGGCGTCACCGACGAGTCCGAGAGCGAAGGCTCACGCGGTCAGGGAATGGTCTTGAACATCACCGCCCACGCTGCCGACATGAAGGGCAAAACGAAAGAAAAGCGGCAGGCCCATAAGGATAGCGCGAAATTCGGCGATGTGGCGAAGGAATGGGGCAGGCAAGCCGATCTCGAGGTTCGGGTTTCTGATAAACTCGCCGTCGTCCAGCGCGACTATTGGGCGATGCAGAACGAATCCTTCATGGCGTGGGGCGCGCGCATGGCGCAGGAAATGGGCGCGACCTTCAAGATCATGGGCAAGAAGGCGGTATTCATGCCGCGCAACGCCAGCGCCTCAACCGGCGGCAAAGACCTGCCTGTCGTCATGGCCGATTACGGTCGCAACATCATCGGCTGGCAGATGCGGCCGCTGCAGAACCGACCGCGCTATGATCGCTCCGTCGTCCGCTGGTATGACCGCAAGGAAGCCAAATGGCGCAAGGAGACGGTCCAGCTGATGGACGAGGCGGCGCGTGTGCCCCTGATCGACGCCCGCAAATCCGGCGACAGGAACCGGGCAAAAGATCGCGCCGACAGCAACGCCGAAGAGGCAAAACGCGGCAAGGGCGGCGGGACGGTCACTCTGATCGGCGCGTCGGAAGCGCAGGCGCAGGGGCTCTGTCGCATCTCCGGCGTTCGCGCCGGCGTCGACGGGGCCTATCGTGTCTCTGAGGCGACGCACAGTTTTTCGCGGGATGGGGGCTGGGTGACGGTGTGTGATCTTTCACTCAGATAAGATCTGCATTCGCCCAAAAGCATCTGCAGATCACGACGCCGTGTTTTGAGATCAACGAATACCCACTCGTATATTGACTCGCGAGAGCGGCGGGAGAGCTGGAGAGGCTGCCGCCTGGTGCTGCAATCGAGCAGATGCTCGTTGACTACCAAGTCATGCGAGATCAGGCGCTGGCTTGCGCCCGTCGTTGAGAAAACGCTTGCAGTTTCGGCCATTTTGGCCACAACTAAGGTGAAAGGTCAGCTTCGGGCGAGTCATGCAAACGCTATCGGCCAGGGACGCCAAATACAACTTCGGCCGCCTCATAGATACAGCGCGATCGGAGCCGGTGACGGTCGAAAAGCATGGGCGGGCGGTCGTTGTGGTAATGGCGGTCGAGGAATACGAGCGGCTGAAGGCAATCGAATCGGCGGGCATTGCCAAAGCGCGCGGTGCAATCGAAAGGCAATAACGCGGTGGGGGCTCAAAGTGACTGTCAAACTGCTGAAGTGCCCGAGGCCGAGAAATCACCAGCTTGCAATCTTCCAGATTATGACTGCGAAGCTGACACCCCGCTTCCAAAGCCTCAAGCAGATCGGTGGTGGCCGTGGGCGCTAGTTATCCGACAAAAATCATCCTGGCCTTTCGGAGTGGAGGCATTTGCGCGTTCCCGAAATGCGGCAAGCACCTTACGTACGACGCGAAAGTGGGAGATGACGCCCATATCGGCGAAGCCGCGCACATCTGCGGTGAGAAACCCGGAGCGGCACGCTACGACGCGTCTATGACGGACGAACAGCGCGATAATGTGCGCAACCTCATCTACCTGTGCACCGATCATCACACCATCATCGACAAGGTTGAGGCTGACTGGCCTATCTCGGAGCTTCAGACTCTCAAGGAGTCACACGAGAAGCAAGTGCGCCAGGCAATGGAAGAGGCTTTCGCAGACGTTGCTTTCCCCGAGCTTCAGACAGCTGTGTCTTGGGTTTCCAAGCAAACGCCCGCCGGAAGCGGATCGTTTGATCTCACGGCTCCGGACGAGAAGATCAAGACGAACGAGCTTTCAAATGGCGCTCGGCACATCATCGCGGCTGGGCTGACCTCGCGTGCAACGGTTGCGGCTTATGTCGAAGCGGAAGCACAGCTGGACTCTGATTTTCCCGAGCGCCTCAAGGCAGGTTTTCTTGAGCAATATTATGGTCTGCGGAAACAGGGCCATAAAGGGGATGAGTTATTCGAACTGATGTGCGATTTCGCACAACGAGGTATGCGGCGTCAGGCTGATAGGACCGCCGGGGTCGCCGTTTTGATCTATCTCTTCGAAATTTGCGATGTGTTTGAAAAATGATCCTACCGACTAAACACATCCCGCAAAATGAAGCGCTGATCGGTGTCGGCGCAACCGTGCTTGCCCACCTAAGCGGACCAATGACCGTTTCCGGTCTTTGGGAGCGTCTTCGTTCGGAGCGCAATGTCGGCACGTTCGGACGATTCGTCCTCGCGACCAATCTCCTCTTCCTCATCGGCGCTGTCGATCTCAGAGACGGGCTCATCACCCGGCGCGACACGTGATTCGAGCTGTACGCGCAAGCCGGAGAGGCTTCCACAACACAACGTTCACAGCGGGCGTGAACCTTTTGCTTGCGGATCGCTCTACCAAAGCGGGTGATAAAGACACGACCAACGCCCTGGGCAAATCCACCCTCATCGAAATCATCGACTACTGCTTGGGTAGCAATGCGCCTGCTGGAAAGGGCCTTCGCATAGAAGCCTTAGAGGGATGGGCTTTTACGCTTGAGTTGACCGTCGGTGGCAACGATGTCGCGGTCACCCGGTCCACCTATGAGCCAGGTTTCTTTGCCATCGAAGGCCCGACCACTGGCTGGCCCGTCCAGCCTGCCGCGAACAAGGAAGGCGTCATCGGCCTCGACACAAAGAAATGGAGGTCAGTGCTCGGTTGGGCGTTGTTTGGTCTCAGCGAACTGGCTTCTGAAACCGGCTACAAACCATCCGTGCGATCGCTGCTTTCCTATTTCGTGCGCAACCAAGCGGCCGCATACAACACACCTTTCAAGCATTTCGACAACCAGAAGACCTGGGACATTCAAGTTCACAACGCCTTCCTGCTCGGCTTGGATTGGGAAAAGGCCGCGACTTGGCAGCAGCTCAAGGATCAGAAGAACGCGTTAGTCGCGCTCAAGCAGGCAATCAAAACCGGTGCCGTCGATGGCGAACTCGGATCGCTGGGCGAGCTCGAAGCGGAGCGTTTGCGACTGGCTACCCAGCTTGAGCGTGAGCGCTCGGCTCTTGCGAACTTCCAAGTGCTTCCGCAGTACCGGGAAATCGAAGGGCAGGCGAATGCGCTCACGACTCAGATCCATAGTCTGCTTAACGCCAACATCGTCGATAAAAGGAGGCTTGAACGCTATCGCGACTCTATCGCCACCGAAGATGCACCCTCCGAAGACCTCCTGGAGGCCCTCTACACCGAAGCAGGCATCGCCCTGCCGGGGGCTGTCGTCAAGACACTGTCCGACGCTCGCGCCTTCAATGCAAAGATCATCGCCAATCGGCGGGAGTTCATCGCCGGCGAGATTGCCTCGCTTGAAGCAGCAATCACGGAGCGTGACAGCCAAATCGCGGCTCTCACGGACCGGCGCGCAGAATATCTTAGCGCGCTGGCCGGACAAGGAGCCTTGGAGGAACTCACCCAGTTGCAGGAACTCCATGCCGCGACCCGGCTCAAAGTTGACGAACTGACCAATCGCATCACTCAGTTGCGACAAATGTCCACGAAATCCGACACGATCAAGGTCCAGACCGTCGAGCTTAAGCGCGCCACCACACTTGATTATGAGGAACGCCGTGCACTCTGGTCACAGGCATTGAGCTTGTTTTCCGACTTCTCTGAACATCTCTATAATGCTCCCGGTCGGCTCGTGATCGACATCGACGACACGGGCTACAAGTTCGATGTCGAGATTGCTGGCAGCCCGAGCGAGGGCATCAGCAAGATGAAGATCTTCTGCTATGATCTCATGCTCATTTCGTTCGCGCGGCAGCGCGGTCTCGGCATTGACTTTCTCATCCACGACAGCACGATCTTCGACGGGGTAGATCCGAGGCAGCGAGCCCACGCGCTCGAACTTGCAGCTACGATGTCCGCGAAATTCGGCTTTCAGCACATTTGCTGCCTCAACACGGACATGTTACCCTTAAACGACTTTTCAGAAGGTTTCGACTTCGAAAGCCTAGTTCGTCTTCGGCTGACGGACACGGATCCCAGTGGTAGCCTGCTTGGCTTCCGCTACTGACGATTAGACCTCATTCTTTCACGCCATTCTTTGTTCAAGCCGGTGCTTGCGCTTAGGCCAATCGGGTAGGACGCTGTCGAGTAGTTCGAAGAACTCCGGTCCGTGATGTGGCACCGCGATGTGGCAGAGCTCGTGCGTGATGACGTAGTCGATGGCATCCATAGGCGCCTCGATCAGCCGGCGATTAAGCAGCAGGCGAGATGCCGGCGACATCGAACCCCAACGCTGCCTAAGTTGGCGGACGATCAAGCCCTTGGGGCGAAAGTCTTCAGGGACCGGGAAACGCAAAAGATTGACTTCCAGACGCTCGGCAAATTTTGCGTGAGCGCGCTGCCGATACCAATGCTCGACAAGCTCCCGGGTGGCCTCGGTTCGCCTGGGTCTGTGCGTTTGGACGACGATGAAGCCACGGACTAGCTTCACCGTCGGCCGGACGTGGGGCACCACCTTCAGCCGATACTGGCGTCCGAGGTAGAGATGCGTCTCGCCCGCCACGTACTGGCGATCCGGGGTGCGCGGAAGGAACTGGATGAAGTATCGCTGCTGACGCCGGATCCAGGCTGCACGCTTGCGTACCCTCTCCTCAATCGCGACCAGCGGAGCATCCTGTGGGGCAGCGACCACAACGGAAGCATCCGGCTCGACAGCGATTTCCAGTGTCGTCCGTTCACGGCGCATGATGGCGAAGTCAATTCTGTGTTCACCGTACTGGACGCTGTGTCGTTCGGGCTTCATCCCGGAAACCGCGCTCGTGCGAGATCCATGATCTTGAGCTCAAGGGCGTCTATCACCTCGACAGGCAACTCGATGCCGCGTTCGTCGCGAAGGACGTCGAAGAAATAGTCATCGATGGCGTTGCGCATCTTGTTCTGAGCGATGTCGTTGGACCAGACATCGACGATGTGATGAGACTTGATGATGTCGATGATCGTGAGCGCTATGGCGGCAACTTCGTCCCCCTCGATCGGTTTGCCATCATCGGTCGCGAGAGCGCCTTCAAGTATCGCGAAAAACGCCTGCCCATCGTCGTTGCCCTTGATCGCATCTGGCACCTCGCGCCCCCGGTCCTTGCGCGCGACCTTGCTCGCCAGATCGACAACGTTCTTGAGGTAATCCCGCTCGGAAATCCGTTTGGCCCTATAGTCGCGGATGGCCTCCTCCAGCAGCTCCGAGAAATTGCGATAGAAAGTAGGGTCCTCGTCCATCTTTTCGGTGATGGTCCGGCGCGTCGCGCTGGCGATGCGGTCCGCCCTTGATGCCTCGGAGACGCCCGTTTCCTCCACCACGGCCTTCAGGGCGTCCGGGTCGTTGATGTTGACCATCTCGATGATCGTTTGGGCCGGCATGGCAACCACATGGTCGTCGAGCAGCTTCTGGATCTTCGGCTCGAACTCCTTGACGTCGATGGTCTCTTGGTAGCGCAGCTGAACCGAGCGCCGCAGTTCGGAAAACTGCTTCCAGTCCCGCTTCATGGCGTCGATCTTCGACTCGTCGAAGACGTCGAAGAGCTTGTCCGACGACAGCGAGATATGGAGGCAGCGGCTGAACGCCTTCAGTCGTTCATAGAATTCCTGCCGGATTGCCTCATCGGCCAGGAACTGTTCGAACTGCTCCATGTCCTTCTTGTTCTTGACCGGCTTGAACAGGTCCCAAAGCTGATCGTGCAGCTGAGGCAGCTTCCGGATTTCCTCGCGCACGTCGTGGACCGTGCCGGCGAGATCGGCGGCGTCAAAGCCTTCGAAGGCGCTGTAGGTTGTCAGCGCCGTGTCCAACTCCCCAAGCAGACCCTCGTAGTCGATAATGAAGCCGAACTGCTTCTCCGTCGCGCCATCTTCGTAGAGCCGGTTCACGCGGGCGATCGCCTGCAGCAGGTTATGTTCGCGCAGCGACTTGCACACATAGAGCACGGTATTTCGTGGCGCATCGAAGCCGGTCAGCAACTTCGAAACGACGATGAGGAGCTCCGGATCGCCGGATCCCTTGAACGCCTCGATGATCTGCCGGGTGTATTCATCCTCGGTCTTGTAACGAGCGATCATCTGTGCCCAGAACCCGCGCACAAGGTCCTTCGACTCCTTGTCGACCTCCTCGTTGCCCTCGTTATCATCGGGCGGCGAGATGACGATTTCGCTGGTGACGTGCCCGATCTCATCGAGCACTTCCTTGAAGCGGACGGCTGCCGCCTTGGACGGTGCCACAAGCTGCGCCTTGAATCCCGTGCCTTGCCAGTGCTGGCGGAAGTGCTCCGAGATATCGAAAGCTTTCGCTCGGATTGCCTGGCCGGTCTTCGACAGGGCGTCCATGCGGGAGAACTTGCGCTTAAGGTCGGCCTTCTGGCTGGGGGTCAAGCCCTCGCTGATCTTGTCGAACCATTTGTCGATCACGCCACCATTGACCTGCTGCTCGACCAGCCGTCCCTCGTAGAGGAGCGGCACAACAGCCCCGTCGGCGACAGCCTCATCGATCGCGTATTTGTGGATGAGGCCTCCGAAGGTCGAGAGGGTATTTTTCTCCTTCTTCAGGAGCGGCGTT